ATGAAATGGCCAACGATCGAGCAAATTCGCAGCTTCACCGAGTTACCCTATGGCTACAGTTGGGATTACCTGAAACGTGAGGAGATCAATGTCGCGACAGATTTTTTCCGGACATGGTTTCCCTCCATTTCGGTGGGGATGGCAAGCCCGTTTCTGGACCAGCAGTACTACGCAGACAACGTGGTGCTCGAAGACGAACCGGAGCGAGGCATATTCGCTACAGTCGTCCGCCAGAACGATGAGATTGTCGCTATCGCCACGTGGGAAAAAATTGACGGTGCTGACGTTATTTTCGGGCGGGTCGGCGCGGTAGCCAAACCGCACAGACAAGCGAGACTGGCGGTTGCGGCCCAGGATCTGGGAGAAAAAATCGGCACGTTCATGGGCGCGGGGCTGATCTATGGCATGGCAACAACCCGCACGCCGTATATGCAACAAGCACTGGAGCAAGCCGGTTACAAAGCGGTAGGGATAATGCCTGGCCTGGACCGGGAAGAAACATCACCTGGAATCGTGCGCAGGGTTTACGAAGTCATCTACGTAAAACGGCTCGCACCACACGCCGACTTTCTCATTCCTACCGTTCATAACCTTACCCCTACAGTCGCGCGACTTTACGCAGATATATTTCAAGGTGATGACGACACGAACTGACGAGCCAGCCTAGTAGCGAACCAACCATCGAAATGCTTCAGATCAGTAACGCTCCCGGCTCGCGCCTTTTGCATCGATCGAGGTAGCCACATTAGGTAATGTTCAAAAAGACTCAGCAGCGGCTAAAAGCACCTGTGGGGCTGATTAATAAATGAGAAGTGAACTGAGTGGACGCGGCTCTGGCCCCTCAGTTAGCTTTCGTAACCGTTCTAACTTGGGGCTCCGCAATCATGACTGACCGTCAGATCATTGTTCCAGATGGCATGAGATTGATCTACGAGCGTGCGGGTTATGCACCAGCAGTAAAGGTAGGAAAAACTCTCTACTGCGCGGGTCAGGTAGGCAGGACCCCGGAATTATCCGTCATTGAAGACCCTGAGCAGCAGTTTTTAGTTGCATGGGACAATCTCCGGGTCGTCTTGGAGGCAGGTGGCTGTAAATTTGAAGATGTCGTAGAAATGACAACTTACCACGTCGACATGCACCGTCACATGCCAATTTTCAGACGCGTAAAGGATAAAGTCTTTCCGAGAAGTACTTGTGCATGGACCTGCATTGGTGTCAGTGAATTAGCTCGACCTGGCCTTCTCGTGGAGATCAAGTGCGTCGCAGTAGAGCGATAACCTTCTGACAAGCACCTGCATATCCAGATCTTAAAATGGGTGACTACGCATGCGGTGGTAGATTCAAAATTACACTCGCCTGATGCATCGGTAGGCGCGTGATAACACTTTACGCCGACGGCTAATACTGACTGGAAGCAGGCGCCAATCAATTCCGATGCGAGCAGAAAATGCCTATCAGCGGATATCCTTAGCACTCGCTCAACGCAAATCCAAAGTCATCGCTTGACACTTGTGCCGCTTCGTTAAGGCGCTGGCGCAGCGCAGCCGTTAGCTGCCTCTCCACCTCCCATGGATCAGATAGAGCAGCGAGCTGTGGCGCCAATTGAGGCGACAAGCTCATCAGCGATTGGTTGAGCGAACGTGCCGTTTCATATGCAGCCTTCTGCACGAAGCTGATCTCGACCAGTTCACCCTGCGCCTTGCGAAACTCCATCTCAGCCATCCGCGCCAGGTAGTGCTCTCGATGCGCTCGTGCTTTCTGAAAGTCCGGAGTCTGCCCTTGCGCAGGGTCAACGGGCGGCGGCGCAGCCATTTTGGTCGGCTCGGATTGAGCTGCGACGTGGCTGTACACATCACGCTGAAGCCGATCCTGTTGGTGGCGAGCAGCGACGGCAGCCTTGCTCGGATCAGCGGTATCGCGGATCAATGCTTCGGTGGCCAGCACATCGATCTGCTTGCCATTGGGCGACAGCACCAACCGGCCATTCTCTTTCAGCCAGGTGATGTAGCTCGGTGATCGGCCGATGTGCGCAGCGAAGGCGCTCTTTGACAGGTACATGACTGCGTTCATAAGCCCTCCTTTTCAGCGGCTTTTCAATGAATCCTTTCAAGATTTCAGTGGATTGAAATTTCAGTAAGCTGGCGGGCCTCCCACTAACAGGATCCCGCGGGTTTCCGACCCCGTGTCCTTTGAAAGTCCTCAGGGTCCCCGACGTTTTTTGGCAGTCCCAGCGAAAGCAGAGGTCGCTGTCGGCAAGTGTTTCGTTGGCCAAAAGGCTGTCTTATCGAAAATTGCCGCATAACGTTGAATCGTTAAGTCTTTGGACAGTTCGTAAAGCATTGCAGCCTCATGTTGTAGCAGGCCGATAATTTCGACGACGCTGTTGGCCTCAGCAGCGGTGAGTTTGCGGAGGATGCTTAACAGGTCAGCAGCGCAGTTTTCATTTACCGACGCGGACTCAACCAGTCTCAGCTGTAAATTCTGAATGTCACGCAGAGGCTTCATATGCTTGTCCTTCGTCATGCGAGTTAGCGATTGCTTAACCCCCGACTTTCATGGAACGCAGAAATTCTTCCTATCAGACTGTTCCTAAAATCATGTGGGAAACTTCTCCTACTCACCTCACTTACGCCGGCCAGTCAGCCAGCTCTGCATCCGACTGTGAAGCCCATGCCACTTCGAAAGACGGACATCCCTGCAAAGGTTTCAGCTAGAGAGATTCCGCGAGTTCGATAACCCGTGTAGGGGGCGGCCCTCGGGGAGGACCCGTAAAAATCGGCGCCCTGCCCGGCCTGCCCGGCTCATGCTTTCGGTTCGGCCTCGCTCAAGTCCAGCCGCTTGGCGACCCAGCGTTCGTACAAGCCGATGGCGACATCCGCGCCGGCCATTGCGGTCAGGCAACCCAAGGCGCCCGCCGTCCAGATCGACAGGCCTGCACCGAACAACAACATCATCGCTGACACGCCGCACACGATGCAGGCACCGGACCGAAGTGCGAGGCGGCGCAGTAACGACCAGCCTCGCGCCCCATCCTTGTCAGCACGCCACATCTCGCCGGACACACCGCCAACCAATGACAGGGCAATCACCAACCAGATCGGCATCTCTGCCAGTGCCTGCTGCTCGTTCGTCATTGCCCTGCCCCTTAAACAAAAAGACCCGGCGCAATGGCCGGGTCAGGTGGCGGGTGGCCTACCGCGCTTTGCGGTCGCACCCATCGAAGATGGCCCCTTTTTACAGGTCGATTCTGGTGGCAGCAAGACCGGTTTAATGCCATCCGGTGAATGTGTGGGTTACGCCCGGTGAACGGCTGGCGAATGTCGGTGAATATCTATCCCGGCTGTCTTTTGCTTTTCTGGCGTCCCATGCGTCCCACCTCTCCAAAACTAGGTGGGACGTCTGACAGCCCCGTAGATTGGGGCTTGGCCCCACCGTCCTACTTTTATCTCTCTTTTCTCGTGTATAGAAAGAATATTTAAAAACACGCGTGCGCGTGAACACGCGCATTGATGCCCGCTACGCATACACGGGCGGGAGGCATGAAAAAGGTGGGACGGTGGGACAGCCCAACGACGACGGGACCTGCGCCCGTCCCACCACCGCAAAAAGCAGTGGGACGGAGGCAGGTCGGTGGGACGGCGTGAGCCAAAGTAATGCCCACGATCAAGCCGCTTCCCCCAGGAGGAAGTGCTCGACCACGATGTGAGCGTCATGCAGACGCTGGTAATAGAGGTTGCGCGTGCAGCCACTCTCGGCCAGACGCACAGTCAAGGGCGCATCAGGCTGGAAGTAATGCACCTGGACCACCGACATCAACTCGGGATCGAGGCGTTTCTTGACGATGCGCTCGATGTCCAGGGAGGCCTCCAGCGGCACCCTGCTCCCGCGCCTTCCGCGCACAAGCTGACCACCGCTCTCCATCATCATGGCGACCATGTTGCCGCCTGAGTAACCGGCAGCCACTTCATCGCTGTGCAGCTCCTGCGCCCATTGCTTGAGGGCCATATCGATTGCCTTAATCATCGAAGCACGGCTCCTCGAACTCAGGTTGTTCCAGCGCAGGCGCCCTGCCCCAACCCTCCGGTTTCTTGTACGCCCAAGGCCGCTGACCGCTCTTGCTCAAGGCGCCCAAACGGAACCGTCGCCAGCCCAGCCGATGCAAGATGGCACCCACGCGCATCTGCTCCGGTTTGCCCCAGTGGCCGGGATCAAGCTTGAGCGCCTGACTCATCACTTCACTGCCGGTGGTGGTCTCGCCGATCTGCGACTCTTCAAGCCAGGTCAGGATGGGCGTTTCCCATTCGTCCACCACGAAACGTTCGTCCTGCTCCTCGCTGAACATTGGCGCTTCCTCTCGCGTCACCCACCAGAGGTCGCCGGCCTCAAAGCAGAACATTGCTTCAGCCCACAGCTGATCGCGGATCTCGCGCAGCAACGCCACGTCGACCTTGGTACAGGCCACCGGCCAATAGCGTCGGTTGCCGGTGGCGTCCTTGAGGTACTCGTCCTGGTTGGTGGTACCGACGAAAACACACTGGCGTGGCACGTCCAGCGTTCTGCGGCCATAGCTTTCGCGGTAGGTGTCGGTCGACGCTGAGAAGAACTGCTTGGCCTTGGTGCTTTCAGCCTTGTTGAAGCTGTCCAGTTCGCCCAGCTCGACGATCCACTTGCCACGAATCGCCTGAAAGCCGTCCTTGTCGCCGAGTGCAAACGGCGTGTCCATGAACCACTCACCGCCGAGCACGCTCATGGCGGTCGACTTGCCGGCGCCTTGTACGCCTTCGAGGATCATCACCGAGTCCGCCTTGCAGCCCGGCTTCATCACCCGCGCCACGGCGGAGATCATCCAGCGTTTGCCGACCTTGGAGGTGTAATCCGTTGCCTTCACCCCCATGACATCCGTCAGCCAACGCTCCAGGCGCGGCACACGATCCCATTCCAGTTTCTTCAGGTACTCGCGCACTGGGTGAAAGGCGTGGTCGTGGGCCACGACGCTAACGGCCTCAATCACATGTGAGGACTTCACGCGAAGGTTGTACTGCTGCGCGAGCCACTTCATCACCCGCACATCATCGATGTCGGCCCACTCCCCGGTGCCACCGCCATAGGGCGCCGCACGCAGCTTGACGATCTTCGAGCTGAAGGCGCAGTAGCTGATCACCCCGGCCCAGCGTTCATCATGGGCGAGGATCAGTTCGACGTTCTGCATGTGCGCGATCAGGGCGCCGCTTTCACTGCGGGCCAGCTGATCTTTCCAGCCACCGGCTGCCGGTGGGCGGACCACGGCGAGCACCTGGCGGCGCACTGCGTCGAGACCTTCGGCGACGTGCAGGTCGTTGAAGTCGGTCCACTTGTCATGACGCTCGACCGCGAAGATCGGCGCAACGACCTGGGCACCAACGATCAGCGCGGCGTTGCTGGCCTTCTCTTCGCCGGGGTTCCAGGCATCACCGTTGGGCTTGGTGGTTTTCCAGTCGTCATCGCGGCAGATGATCAGCGGGCAACCCGCAAAGCGCTCGCGCATGACCTTGCACACTGCTAGCAGGTTGCCCGCATCGAAGGCCACGGCCACCGCAAGCGACGTCGCCATGTGCAGGCTGGCACCGGTGGCGTAACCCTCACACACCAGCACCGGTTCGCCCGGCACCGGATGCGGACCGAGCAGGTGGAACGTGCCCTCCTTTGCCATCCCGTAAGGCCAATAGGATTTGTCGCGGCCGGTGTCTTCCTGTTTGTTCGGGAAGATCACCTGCAGACCCATGATCTGATCACGAGCGTTTTTCATTGGGACCAACACGGCGCCGGTTCGTGGCGCGTAGCGGACGTTGATGCCGACGATCTGTTTGCGGTCCAGGTAATCGCTGCGCCCGGTGGTCGGCATGCGCTCGAACAAACCCTGCGCTCTTTTCGCGGCCCGCCGCGCAGCGTTACTCGCGATTTCGGCGGCGCGGCGCTTGGCTTCTTCCTGGCGAGCGCGCATCACTTCGCGCTCTTCCGGCGACATGCGACCGGCCTTGACCTTGATCTTCTGCGTCTCACCCGAACGCCAGTCACCGAAAGTGCCGAAGATCAGCGTGTCGCCCTTCTCCGTGCGCTGCTCGTGGACCACGTACCAGCCGTTCTTTTCTTTGCCCTTGTCCTGCGAAGTTTTGCAGCGGGTCAGCTTGCCGAACACCAGCGGTTGCGCCGGCTCCAGACCGTAATCGGCGAATTGCCCCAACACTTCATCGAGCATGCTGAATCCCCCGCTCAGAGAGGGACTGGCAGCTGATGCATTGCGAGCAACCCGGTTGAGCCAGGCGGCGTGCTTCCGGGATCGGATCGTCACAGGCTTCACAGAACAGCAAGGAATGGGCAGCGCTTTCTGCTTTGGCAGCGCTGCGCGCCGCCATGGCCTGATCGATGCGTTCCTGCACCAGATCGTTGGCGAAATCGGCGATGTCAGCCACGGTCGGCACCTCGCGTCGTCTGGTTGACGTAGGTGGCGCGGTTGAACAACCCCAGCAGCCCTTGAATGCCCCGGAACACCTGCAGGCGAATCGCTGCCAGTTCCTGATCAGTCACCACACCGTCGCCGATGCTCTTGGCCCAGGTCTCGGCCAGATCAGCGACCTGGCGGAAGTATTCGGCGATCCCCGTGGTCAGGGTCTCGGGCATGTCGTTGGTGTAGGTGTCGGCCAGCTCCTGCCAGATCGTGTCACCGACCAGCGCATGCACCGCATCGAGAATGCGGCGATCCTTGGTCAGTTCGAGGATCTCACCAAACTCCTGAATATTGATGGAGTGGCTCGGATGGGTCGGCGACAATTTGTGCTGCAGCGTGGTCGGGTTACGGCCAGTGGTGGCTGCAATGGCAGCAGCGCCGCCCGGGTAATCGCGAGCGGCGTGGTACAGCGCTAAATCGAGCGGCAGGATTTCCCGCTGCGCCCGTTCCAGAGAACTCAGAGCGATACGGCTCATGGCATTAATCCTAAAAGTTGCCAGTGCCGCGCGACAGAAGTTGGTGATACATTTGCCGCGTGGTCTGGAGAGGCCCAAACGCCGGCTAGGTTCGTAAGACCAACACCGGCACCGTGCCGAGGCGAACAATCCGTTGTTCACCCCTGGCGCAACAGCTGCCAGCTCTGTGGTAAGAACGGCAGCAACACCAAGGCTTCCGAGCCTTGGAACGCGATGAAAGTCGGCGGCATGTGGTGTGCTCGCCTTCTGACATCGCGACCCGATAGCATTGTGGTGATGCTATCGGGAGAAACTGGGCGACCCTTGGGTCGCCTTTTTTCTATGCAGCTTGTATTTGAGCGTCGGATTCGGCTGGGAATATCTCGGGTAAATCCGGCCTAAGCTGATGAGGTAGAAGCGCTCCAGAAAGTGCTTTCGATAGATGTCGAACCTGTGCGACTGGAATACCTCGCCGACGCCAATTAAAGAATCTCTGAGGGCTGATTTTGCACTCTCGCGAAAGCTGGGAAGGGCTTTTGCCGGAGGCCTCAGCAACCTGCAGTACCAAATCGAATATCTGAGCAGGTGTACTCATGACGTTATCCATACCAAACAATTTGAACGGAAAGACCAAACAATACGTTTGTTATCATCTGAATGCAAGCGCTGTAACATTCTGTTTATGAGTAAACAAACGCAAAACCTCAAAGGCCAACGCTTCCGTGAAGCGCTCGAAGACTCCGGATTGACGGGGGCCCAGCTCGCTCGAATTCTCGATCTTGAGAACGACCAGAACATCACGAACTGGAAAGCTAGGGGCGTCCCCGCGTACATGGTCGGCGAAGTTGCGCTGACACTTGTCGTGGAGCGCGAGTGGCTAGAAGGGAAAGATGTACCAATGCGGACCAAGAGCACTGAGCGAAACCCATTACGCCCGGCTGTTAACGATTCGCCGCTTTACGTACTGGAGCCAATGGCTCCTTGGGACTCAGAAACACCAATAGACAATGACGAGGTGGAGCTAAGGTTGTACAAGGAAGTGGAGTTATCCTCTGGACCTGGAAAGGTTGCGCGTACAGAGGTTCAGGAGATCGCTGGGCCCAAGCTTCGTTTTTCACGAGCTACGATGAGGACTTGCGGAGTAGATCCCTCAAACGCTGTATTTGCCACCAACAGCGGGAACAGTAATCACCCACTGATTCTTTCGGGAGCGACAGTCGGCATTGATACGGGAATGACGCGAATCGTTGACGGCGAAATGTACGCAATCGACCACGACGGGCATTTTCGAATTAAGTTTCTTCAACGTACTGCCAACGGCATCAAGATGAGGAGCTTCAATTCACAGGAATACGCTGACGAAGACTATGACTTCGATCAGATCATGGCTCAACGAGTGGTAATTCTTGGCCGCATATTTTGGTGGTCATCAATACGTCCATTGAAAGGCCCCTCTCTGATCTGAAACCAAACAAAATGTGTTGACCAAAAACCAAACAGATTGTTTACTTGCCTCACTCTCCAACCACAGTGAGGCATCACCATGCGCGCCACCGCATCCCTACATGTCCATCCTGCATGCGTCAGCAATCGCAAACTGATCGAACAGCTGCAGCTCGCCACGGGCTGTCTGGTCGTCATTCATAACAGCAAACCAACGCTTGTCGCAAAGTCCTGCCAGCCCTCTCCTATCGATCCGAACGGTGGAGGGCACGCAGCATGATCAAGTACAAGATCGACAACCGCACCCTGCAGCTGCTCAACGCCCAGGTCAACCTGACCGAGACCTTCAACCATGTCCTGCGCACAGCACCGAAGCGTGAATGCCTGGCATTCCGCCTGAAAGCTGAACGCGGCACCGTGAAAAGCACTTTTGTCATTGAACTGGGCAGCGAACGCCATACGCTGACCCTGCCAAACGACAAGAAGATGCACCTCAAGCTGGCCGACTTTATTGAAGAGATTGCCAACGGTCCGTTCGACGCGAGCAACTCCAGCGACCCGGCGCCTCTCCCGCACGCCGATCGCCAATACGGCCGTTTTCAGGTCCGGGACAAGCAGCGCGTGTTCGAGCTGGTGCACACCGGTGGCGCGCTGAGCCTCGACATGGGTTTCGAACTTCCCTTGCATGTGGCGCTGCATCGCACCCATTCGCGCCGCGGCGTTACCGCCATCTTAAGCATTGGCAGCAAGAGCCCGCACACACGCTGCTTCACCTTGTACGACTCCGATGCCGAGATCTACGCAAAGGTCATTGAGTCCATCAACCACCTTGCTGCAGCGGCCACTCCAGCTGCGCACGCAGCATGAGGAGGACGCTATGGAACGCACTCTCGCCCAAGCAGCCGCTCAACTCGGCCTCACTCGCCCCAAACTGATCACTCTCATGCGGGAAAAAGGTTTGCTCAAGGGAAACCTGCCGGCGTACCCGAAGCGCGACAAAGCGTACCTGCGGGTCAAGGACAGCCCCTGGTATGACGAAAAATGCGGAATGCAGTACAGCCAGTCGACCCGAGTCATGCAAGCCGGTATCCGCTGGCTAGCCGACCAGTTGGGCATCGATCTACCCGCCATCCCGGCAGATCACCGTGACGTGGCCTAGGGAGTACGCCCGCCAGATCGTTGCCATGCGCACACGCGAGGAGCGCAACGCCGCGCTCCTCGAAGTGCCCGAACATCTGCGCGAGCTGACCAGACGCCACTGCCTGAATGCCTGGAACCACCCGGCCCGACAACAACGCAAGGAGGCTAGACAAGGCCATGAGTAACGCTGCACAGAATCCGCTTCGCCTGCATCCGGCGCCCGAATCGGCCACCGTCGAACTGCTCTATCGAATCTTCGGTGACGTCCTGATCCCGCTAGAAAAAGTCCGCGAGCAGTACTTTCGCAATCTCAACGAGCAGTCGTTCGTGACGGAGATCAACAGCGGCCGGATCCAGCTTCCGATCACCACACTGGACACCAGCCGCAAGGCCCTAAAGTACGCGCACATCCGCCACATCGCATCTCTGATCGACATCCGCGCCTACAAGGCCGACGAGAGCATGCAGCGCCAACAGGGCGAGTCCATACAAGCAGAGACGAATTTAGAAAGGCATTCACATGGAAATTCATAGCGAAACTCTCGCCGATGAGGAGTTGATCGCAATCACCGGCTATCAACGACCTTCATTGCAGTTGGACTGGCTCAATCGAAATGGCTGGAAGTACGTACTTACAGGCGCAAGACGGCCAGTTGTCGGCCGCGTGTACGCTCGAATGAAACTGTCCGGTGTGAAGCCTTCATCTGAAAATATTGCGGCTGAAATCTGGTCGCTAGATCTTTCACGCGTGGGTTGAAAATGCGACCAAGGAAAGCAGCAAATCGGGATCTACCACCTCGAATGATCAGACGGGTTAGGTCAATGAAAAACGGCTCTGAGTGGGTCGGGTACTATTACGATGGAAGGGATGACCAAGGGAAGAGGAAGGAAATCCCTCTGGGTGGTGACTTAGATGTCGCCAAGGCGGAATGGGCAAAACTCGATTGCAAGCCGATTCCGCAAAAGAACACCCTGCTGGGAAAAGTTTTCGACAGATACGAAGCCGACATCATTCCAGGGAAAAAGCCTAGAACCCAAAAGGACAACTTGCTTTCGCTGACACAGCTGAGGAAAGCATTCAGTGATGCGCCAATAAATGCAGTGACACCGCAGATGATAGCCCAGTACAGAGACAAGCGGACCGGGAAAGTTCGGGCGAACCGCGAGATCTCACTACTCTCGCACATCTATAACATCGCCAGAGAATGGGGTATCACGGACAAAGAGAATCCAGCCTCCGGAGTACGCAAGAACAAAGAGACACCACGAACCTTTTACGCTGACTCTACAATCTGGAATGCCGTGTATGGCGCTGCCGTAGCAGAACTCAAAGACGCCATGGATTTAGCCTATCTTACTGGCCAACGCCCTGCTGATGTCCTAGCCATGCGCGCTACGGATATAACAGAAAGCTTTCTGCAGGTTGCCCAGGGCAAGACTTCGAAAAAGCTCCGCATCAGACTCGATGCTGGCGAGACTGTAAACGGATTAGGTGAACTGATAGAAAAGCTTCTTGCGCAACGGAAGGCGCGTGCAGTCCGAAATCCATACTTGATCATCACGGAAGACGGACGCCGGGTTACTGCACCAATGCTGCGCCTTCGGTTTGACGATGCGAGAAATATTGCCATCGCCAAAGCTCTAGAAGACGAGGATTCGCAGCTCGCTTCGAACATCCGACAGTTCCAGTTCAGGGATATTCGGCCTAAGGCAGCCAGCGAGATTGACGACCTTGGGCATGCCAGCAGACTGCTTGGGCATACAGATAAGCGCATAACAGAAACGGTCTATCGACGCGTCGGGGAGATTGTGAAACCTACCCGATGA